GACCTAGCGGAATATGTTCATCGGTCATTACACGAATAACAATGTCTTCATTAGTAATAGACTTTGGATCAACAGTTTCTCCTGTAAGTTTAGACAAACGTGTAGCACGATTATCACGTGCTTCTTTTAGGGTGCGAACGTTGATCTTTTCAAGTCCGGTTTTGCCGTTCTCGTCTGGTTCTAAAATTAAATCAAAATCACTATCTATAATCTTGTCTCTATAAGAGCAAAATGTGTTCTTACTTTTGTGAATTTCTGCTAAAATATCTTTATTGTTTAGATAATTTACTCTCTTTTGTCCTGGTTGTGCCATTAAGGGCTCCTATATCAATACACGTATTATATACTATTTTTATGTATGATGTCAATATTTTCAGCACATTATATACGCAGTTTATGTGTGCCATAAATAATGACACAAGGAAACGTAAGAATGGCAAACGCACCGGTACCACAACATCTAGCAGGCGAATATGCAGCAGCAATTGAAAACAGAATACGTTTAGGTAATCAGTTAGATGCTCTTGCAGATCAGTTGTCTGCCAAAGGACTATCTGGTTCAGCGTTGTTTAACCATCCGGATTATAATGCTTTGGAAGAAGCAATTGGAGAGGCCGAAAGTTACGAAGCTAGTTTATATTCAAGCATACTTCAATATAATAACGGCCCGGATATAGAAAGACAAGTTTCTAGTCAGTTCGGTGCTGCTGGTAGTAATTTCCAAGCGGGTGCTGTTCCAGCACAAGTCCCTTCGTATGTTGAACCAGCAGCGTCTGCAACAACTGCACAACAAAACTTATCAACGCCACCTGCAGAACTTCCAGATTCCGCATTTGATGTGTTTGATGTTCCAGGAACGTACAACTACTATACACAACCTGAAGAAACAGATCAATTTATACAGCAAAGATATGAAGACGATTTGGCTGAATTTACTGCTGATGACTATGCAGCTAACCAACAAGCACGTATTGATGAATTGTTGGCACAACGACAAGGTACTACACTATACGACGACGAGTTTAGTCCTGCGAATGACCCAAATTTGTGGTATGACGATAGTTTAGGTGAATATGTGCCTCGCGATGATCGCCCTGAAGATTGGCAAGCACGTAATCAAAATGAATTTGTTTATAATGATGACTTAGGCGAATGGGTAGCACGGGAAGATATGCCCGATAACTGGCAATATGGTGCAGACCCGCAAGGTGGACCAGAATATGATGAATTTGGATGTAGAGTTGGGTTAGAGGTTTATGATGATACTGATGGTATTTGTGTACCAATTGGTCAAACATCAAATTACTTAGGCAGTCCATTGCCGGTTGACGAACGTGACGAGAATGGCTGTTTGATTGGATCAGAATATTATGATGATGAAACAATGGAATGTGTGCCTATTGGTACCACTCCAGAACTCTATGATCCGGTAACCGTTGCAGCAGAGCAAGCATACGCAAAACAACGTAGTATCAAAGACGCACGTAAGACAATTAATCGTGGTGATTGGCGTTTCCGTGTAAGACTGAGTCCTTTTGCTGACTATCTGTATAATAGCGCCAGTCCTGGGATACTTTCTCCATTGCGTGATACTGACGGTGTTATATTTCCGTACATGCCCCAAATCACTGTATCAAGCGAAGCAAGATATGCAAGTTATGATTTAACACACAGCAATTATCGTGGATATTTTTATTCAGGAAGTCATGTTTCAAATATCGTTGTAAATGCAGAATTTACCGCACAAGACACAGCAGAAGCGAATTATTTGTTAGCTACTATGCATTTTTTCAAATCAGCAACTAAAATGTTTTACGGGCAAGACAAAGAGCGTGGCACACCGCCTCCGTTGTTATACATGACTGGGCTTGGTGAGTATCAATTTAATGAACATCCGTGTGCTTTGACTGTTTTCCAGTATACGTTGCCAGACAACGTAGACTACATTAAAACAACCAACTCAACAACAACTGGTAATCAGTTTATGAGCAAGAACACTTCAGGTGGATATTCAGGGAACAGCAGTGTGTTGAGTCGATTAGTGAATGCTGGATTAGACTATCTGTTCGGAAGTCCGCAAACATTGAGTCCTATTAACCCTTCAATTAGCGGAATGACTAAAAATACCGGTGGTGATACCTATGTGCCAACAAGAATTAATTTTAGTCTAACATTCTTGCCAATCAATACACGCACACAAATCAGTAAAGAATTCAGTCTGCGTGAATTTTCTAACGGTAACTTAATTAAGAAAGGTATTTGGTAATGGCATCATATACAGCAACAAGTCCATATTATGAAACTCGCAACAATGAGTTCTATTTAGATTTAATGGTCAATCGAAAGATACCAAAAAAGTCAGATGATCGACTGTTTACAATTAATCAGGTATATAATTTACGTCCTGATTTATTGGCACATGATTTGTATGGAAACAGTGAACTATGGTGGGTATTTGCACAACGCAATCCAAACACTCTTGTTGATCCACTTTATGATTTTAGGATTGGCACACAAATTTATTTACCCGCACTGGAAACATTACGAGAAGCATTAGGGTTCTAACGTGGCAAATATTACGATTTCAGGTGCCGGAAACGTAGATAACAAGAACTTTTACGTTGATCCAAACGGTGATCTTTACTACAACGTTTTGTTTGAAAATCTCCCAACCAAAGCAGGAGATTTTACAACTGCTGGACGACCACTTGAAGCAAAACGATGGCCGTCAGGAGAAACTGTTGTTAATTTAAACGGGTTTAATTTCACACGATCAAATTACAATCCACTATCAGGTGCTACACCTGCATCATCTAACGCAGTCGGTAACGTGAATGTACCGCCTACAACAATTTCGCGACCAACTGGTGTATTGCCACCTCCTACACCAAATACAGCAGTGCCAGGGCTTCCTGAAAATGCGAATACTTATACGTTTACTGGGGAGTCCACCGAGGCAATTACACCAGAGCTTGCACCCAGTTACAATGCTAGTGCAGCATTACCAAGTTTCAGCACTGGCTCAACTCCAGTTTCAGTCGCAATGCCAGGCAGCGCAATTAACGCCAATTATGACTCTAATCCAGCTTTAGGTAACATTACAGTACAGCCTGATACAGCTCAGGCTGTGTTTGCTCCCACCCGAGCTACAGAATTTAACACAACCACGGGTAGCATCGAGGTTGGACCAGCATCACAAGTACGATTGACCTCTGATGGAACGTTGCAAATTACACCAGATACTGCAACAGAAGTAAAACTTGGTACCGGAGTGCAACAAGCAGCAAATGGTGACTATGTTGTGACCACCGGTGGCGTCGCTGTGTTACCACCAAACACAGAAGTTGTAATGGAACCTGGGTCATCAGCGACGCTTATGCCACATGTGGCTGGAAATACAGATACAATAGTATTACAGAATGAAACACAGGACGGATCTGCATTTACCCCACCGTCGGTCAGTACCGGAGAACTACTGCAATCAGAACCTGCAGAATATTTAGGTAATCCTGAAGATGCAAATATTGATACAGATGGATTGATTACTGATGGCAGAATTCAAGGCGGAGAAACGAATGCTCAACCAGCAGATATTGATCAACTTGCATTAGCTGAAGATGCGGCATTACCAGGCAATGGGTTGGGCACTGGTGCAGGAACACTTCCGATTGGTGTTGGTCCAGAAGTTTATGGGCCAAATAAGGAAGAACCAATTGCACCTGAGCAAGATGCTGTTTCTGACCCAAATGTTGCACGTGGATCAGATGGCGCAAGTCCGATTCCAAAAGAATTTTTAGAAAAGATTGTGGCAAAACCAAACCCATTTAAAGGGTTTGCCACAATGACATATGCAATCAGCCTTTACATGCTTGATAAACCAGCGATGGATAGAATTTATAATCAAGGCATCAAAAGCGTTGCTGGGCTTCCATTATTAATGCAAAGTGGTGGTGCAGCAAGTGTTGGTACAGGAACATATGGAGCACTAAGGGATCCTAATTTTCATTTAGACTTTTATCTTGATAATATTGAGATCAAAGGATTAATATCTGGTACATCAACCCAATCTGTACATAATTCATTTGAGATGAGTTTTACTGTCAGAGAACCTAATGGGCTGACGTTTTTAGATAGTTTACATAAAGCAGTTAAAGATTATAAAATAAGCAAAGGGTTTCCGTCAGATAAGATCAATTATGCAGCACAAAATTATCTGATGGTTATTCGTTTTTACGGATATGACGAATACGGTAATTTAGTTGATGGTTCAAAAATTTCAAAAGCAGAGCCCACCTCTGATGCTCGTGCGTTTAGCGAAAAGTTTATACCATTCATTTTTACTGGAATTACATTTTCAATGGCGGCAGAAATGATCGAATATCGCTGCACGTGTGCTACTCCGATGAGCTTTTACTCACAGATCGGAACACATGGTGCGTTACCATTCAACATTGAACTGCAAGGTGGCACAGTGGGGAGCATCTTGGGTATTGGTGGCGCAGGCGAAGAATATTTCCCTGAAGAATTTGATCAGCGAAGAGATGATATTACAACCCAGGCAAATCTTTCAATTTATACTGGTTTGGCCAATGCACTAAATGCTGAGAGCGAACGTGCCTATGGAAAAGAGTTTGCCAACAAATATATTATTGAGGTAGAAGAAGGGTCCGAGATCGACACTAAGAAAGTGGTTGTAGATCAGAATGTCGATAAAAACCAATCTGCTATGCCTTCAGATAAAACAAACCCAACCGCACCAAACACTGATCGCGTTGACAAAAATCAAGGGCGTAAAAGTCTACCAGCAGGCACAAGTATTATTCAGGCAATTGAATTAGTGGTGCGCGAAAGTGAATTTGTAACAGCACAACGAAACATTGACGTTGACAAACGCACCGGTAAACCCATTGTTAAAGAAGGGTCCAGCAAGGTATTTCAATGGTTTAAAGTTGTAACAACAGTAACACCGAGATCAGATAAAATTAATCCACAAACAATGGATTATGCATATAATATCAAATATACTATTAAGCGTTATGGTGTTGGTGATGTCAAAAGTCCATACTTCCCTGGTGCATATTATAGAGGAGTACACAAACGTTATCCATATTGGTTCACTGGAGAAAATACTGAAATTATAGATTTCAGGCAAGATTTTAATTATTTGTATTTTCAGCAGTTTGGACCGGAACGTTTAACTAATCCTGTGGAAATTAATACAATACATGTAACCAAAAACTTTTATATGCCTCGGTCAAATGAAACAAATCTTGGTGGTGTTAATAAATCTAGCGAAGCAACATCCAGTGCAGCAAGCGTGTTATATAGTCCTGCTGATATGGCAATGGCCGAACTTACCATCGTTGGAGACCCAGACTGGATTGCACAAAGCGAAGTTTTCTATTCACCTAAAATAAGCAAACAGAAAGTTGGTAACTCTCCGTTCTTGCCAGATGGAAGTGTAAATTATGATGCATCAGAAATATATTTTTCTGTTGAATATAATACACCAGCGGATTATCAGGATACCGGCTTACAAAATATTGGATATAACAATCCTAACAAAGGTGTAGTTGACATATCTGGTGCAACAGCTACAGTTGTCCTGGCATATCGTGCAAATGAAATTACAACATTATTACACAATGGTGAATTTAAACAAACCCTCAAAGGGACATTAATGACCTGGAGAGATGACAAAGATGCAGAACGATTAGCTGATGGAACACTTGCTATCGATGTTGATGCAAAATATCGTCAATCCGTTGTTGCTACTAACCTAGAAGCACAAGATACAGATTATGAAGAATATGATGCTGGATATCAATATGCTAGAGACATGGCTGCACAAGAGCGTGATGACATTGATGAGGCTGACCTAAATACACCAAGTGTAGTCAATACGCAGCCAATTACGTCACCAAGTGGTGAAATCACTGATGTTGAATTTGAGCAAGCATTTGATGAACAAGAGTTAATGTTAGCACCTAACAATACTGGTGATACAGCAGCGACAAATAGTACTGTTCCATTACTCACCCCTGATGCAACCTCTGATCCGCCTACACCACAACCAACAACACCAGCTGATCCAGCACATGATGTTGTAGTTAATGGCACGACAGAACCACAAGCAGAACCTGAGTTCTCTAATCCTGTGCCTCCTCCACCGGCCGCACGTGCTGAAACGGTCAATAATACTGCCGGCGCACAGGCACTTGGTAACAACACATTTAATTATAATGGTATAGAATTTAATGCCAACACCCAAGATGCTTACGACAGTAACATTCGCGCTATTAAATACGCACAAGAGAAGAAAGGATTTAAACCAAGATATATTGAAGATTACGATCCATACTATGACGCTAAAGTTCGTAAGAAAGTCGACATTGACAACTCAGGAAATATTACACAAACAGTGATTGGTGTGTATGGTCAAGATGGTAAACTCAAGGAGTTTGATCCAGGAACATTACCATCACAAATTAAACAAACCATGGATTATTTTAATCAGGCCTACGAACGTCAGAGCAATCCAGACCCATTTTTAGATTTATAATAGGTAAACAATGGCAGAGAATATACAACGTACCCGAGGACGCCCAAGTAACTACAAAATAGAACGTGGTGGATTCCCTAGTGATCCTGGTCCTTTTATTGGCGAAGTAATGAATAACAGGGACCCAGCACGCATTGGGCGTATACAGGTATACATTCCAGAGCTTGGCGGTCAAGATCGAGAAGATTCGTCAAGTTGGCGCACAGTGCGTTATATGAGTCCGTTTTTTGGTAATACTCCCCATGCTGGTACCAGTGATGGGTTTGGAAAAGGTAACGGCGAAGGCAATTCTAACTCATATGGCATGTGGTTTACTGTTCCTGATGTTGGAATTAAAGTAATGTGCATTTTTGTGCAAGGAGATCCAAATCAAGGTTATTACTTTGGTAGTATTCCGGATCCAGACTTAATGCACATGGTTCCTGCGGTAGGTGCTAGTGCGGCATTCGTAACAGATAATGAAGAACAAGCACAACGATTCGCTGGAGCAACACGTCTGCCAGTTGCAGAAATGAATGTGGAAAACAAACAGATCAGAGAAAACAACCAGGCATTTGCTGCTCCCAGACCAGTTCATGCTGTGACCGCAGCAACAATGTATCAACAAGGTGTTATTAATGATAGAGTACGCGGACCAATTGGATCAAGTGCTTACAGGGAATCTCCAAGTAATGTATTTGGCATCTTAACACCCGGGCGTCCAATTTATAAATCAGGTATTTCAGAATACAATATTAGACAAAGTTTCGCAAGTGGTGGTGTAACACAAGATGATCTGGAAGTGGTCGGGCGTCGTGGCGGACATTCATTTATCATGGACGATGGAGACATCACAGGCAATGATAATTTGGTACGCATTCGTACTGCAAAAGGACATCAAATCACACTAAGCGACGATGGTAACTGTTTGCACATAATGCATGCAAATGGTCAATCATGGGTAGAGTTAGGCAAAGAAGGCACCATTGATATGTATGCTGCTAACTCTATTAACTTGCGTTCACAGGGTGATGTAAACATTCACGCTGATCAGAGTTTAAATTTATATGGTGGTGTAACAGCAGCGTTGCATGGTAAAAAAGCAACATTTGTCGAAGGTGAAGAAGTACTGAGTTTAATTGGCGACAAAATGGTATCTATTAACAGTAACAGCAAAATCAATGTTAAGTCTGATGGTATGTTAGCACTCGCTGGTACAACCGCGGCAAGTTTAAGTGCCGTGGGACCAACCAGCGTTAAGGGTGCGCTTGTATTGTTAAACACAGGACCGGCACTACCAACCAGTCCGGGAATTTATGGAACACGCACAACATTGCCAGATGTAAATCATGGTAGCACGGGATGGACATCAACAGAAGGTGATCTTGAAAGTATCGTAACCAGAGCACCAACTCATGAACCATATCCGCATCATAATAAAGGTGTAGCAACTAATGTCGAGTTTGATGCTGGAGGCACAACATCTGTTGCAGCAGATCAAGCGGTGGTTGATAAAATGAATTCACTTAGTAATAATATTCCTGTGAGGAATGAATAATGGCAATTCTCGGTGTTGAAATATCAGATCTAGCAAAACAAGACAGAATCACAGAAGGGCTGGGATCAATAACTGCTGATCAGTTGGGCACAGTTATGGCCCAACAATCAAAGTCTGTTGCAAGTGCTAACAGTTTAACCGTTGATGAAATGACTAACAGAATTGTTTCACAAACCGGAAGCACAGCAGAAAGTGTTCTTGGAGCCGGAGTAGGTAAGTACGGAATTTCAGCACAGGCGCTTGAAGATAACAATTATATTAAACCAGGAACAGTAGAACGTTTTCTTGATGATCCTGCCCAACTCGAAACAGTTTTAAATAGCCCAAATGTTTGGACAGGCAAGGAAGGAATTACCGCGGTAGACACGCTATTAAGTAATGGATCACTGCAAAGTACAGTACAAACAGATATAATGAGTAATTCATTGTCTGGGTTAAAGTCAACTGGCACGATTACAGGATTTGAAGATGCAGACATCGTAGCAGGCGTTACAAACGTAGCGTCTAAATTTGGTGTAGGTGCTGCTAATGATTGGATTTCAGGTAATGTGCCAGGACCACTGCAAGGTGCAGCAATGGATTTAACCGGCCGTGGTGGACAATATGCGATTGATTTTGTTGATACTAAACTACTGCCAAGCCTTGGAGACAGCAGCATAGTTAGCAACGGTATCAATGGAATAGTAGGCGGTACCGGAGATGTATTAGGAAACGTAGCAGGCGACATCGGAGATTTTACTGGTGGGTTAACAGATACAGTTGGTTTAGGTGATGTTAGTTTTGGAGATATTGGATTTGGTGACATAACTGGTAGTCTTGGTGATTTTGCGGGCGGTTTTGGTAATGCGTTAGGGCAGTTTGGATCGGACCTGGGTAGTTTTGTTACTGGGGGTGCTGGAGAATTACTAGGGCAAATTACAGGTGGGTTTGCAGATCTTGGCGGCGAAATCTTTGGCGACTTAACAGGGAGTTTAACAGGCAGTCTAGGCGATCTGGCAGGAAGTATCGGAGGAATCAGTGCGATTAGTGATGTTGCTGGAAATTTAATTGGCGGCGTTGGTGGTGCAATCGGCGGTGCTCTTGGAAATGTTTTTGGTAGCCTGTTAGGTGGAATTGGTGGCTTGTTTGGTGGAGGTAGTTCCGGACCTGTAACTATTACACCACCGGCAGTAACACAAACCGTTCAACGATCGGGTATTGATAATGTAGTAACAAATTTAATTGGCAATCCCAAGGTACCATCACCAAATTACACAGGCATTGTGCAAGCAAGTAACTTCCAGTTACCATCGTTAAGTGGGATAACAGATACATTTAGTAATGCGGTAGCCAGCGATCAACCGATTGAAGTTTGTTCATGTTCTGATCCAACATTAATTGGCCCAACACAGGCAGAATGTGAGGCTGCTGGTGGTAAATGGACTTGTTATACAGTAAATAATAAAGGAACCGGTGCTTCCGGTACATGGATATAAACATTATGGCACGTTTTAAAGGGTTTAGTACAATAGACAAATATAAAAAGTTTACATTAACTGATAGCGAGTTAATTAAACGAGACCTACTTAATGCACTCTCGATTCGCGAAGGCGAGTTGCCTGGACGCCCAGCATTTGGTACACGTTTATGGAATTTTATTTTTGAACCAAACACACCAGATATTGTACGACAAATAACGGCAGAACTTGAACGCACAACAAATTATGATCCACGGATCAGCATTGATGATATAATTGTTACTACTGATCCAAGCGGTGTGATATTAGAACTGGTAGTGACATTCGTTTCTGGTTTAGATCCAGAAGTACTTCAAATTAAATTTGACGAAGAATCACAAACAGCATCTTTTGTATAAACTACGCAGTTTATAACTACCATAAATAATACGATTATAAAATAAGAGTATTATACCATGGCCACAACTTCACGTCAAACTACTATTTTTGGTATCGAAGACTGGAAAAGAATCTATCAGACTTATCGAGAAGCAGATTTTCAAAGTTATAACTTTGAAACATTACGTAAAAGTTTTGTGGATTATCTGCGTCAATACTATCCAGAATCATTTAATGATTTTGTAGAATCATCAGAATTTGTAGCTATGCTTGACTTAATGGCGTTTATGGGCCAGAGTCTTTCATTCCGTGTTGATTTAAATAGTCGCGAAAACTTCCTAGACACAGCAGAGCGCCGTGATAGCGTTGTTAATCTAGCAAAACTAGTTGGATATACACCAAAGCGTAACCAAGCAGCTCGTGGTTATCTGAAAGTAACCGCAGTTAGCACAACAGAATCTGTGCTAGATTACAATCGTAATAGCCTAGCAAATGTTACTGTTAAATGGAACGATCGCACTAACCCAGATTGGCAAGAACAATTTAAAACAATTATCAATGCCATTTTAATTGACAGCCAAACCGTAGGCAATCCAGGCAATGCACAAAACATTCTGGGCGTAAACACTAGCGAATACACAATCAACTTGGCACCAAATTTATTACCAGTTATTCCGTTTACTGCTCAGGTTGATGGTGTTAACATGTCGTTTGAGGCAGTGAGTGGAACAAGCGTTGATAAAACCTATATCTATGAAGCAATTCCGAGACCAGGTGGTGATTTTAATTTATTATATCGTAATGATGGGTTAGGTTTCGGTAGCACAGAAACCGGATACTTCTTTTATTTTAAACAAGGTTCTTTGGAAACCCGTGAATTTAGTTTACCAGAACGTATCGCTAATCGCACGGTTGATATTAACATTGAAGGCACCAATAACAACGATGTGTGGCTATACAAAATTAATAGTTCAACTGGTGCAATTACTGAGCAATGGACACAAGTTGAGAACATTTATGGCAGCAGTTCCCAAGAGGAAGGTGCGAGCAGAAAGTTATTTTCAGTATCAAGTCGTGCCAATGATCAAATTACTATGAACTTCGGTGATGGTGTTTTCTCAGAAATTCCAGTTGGCACATTCCGTAGTTACACCCGAAGCTCTAACGGTCTTGAATATGTTATAAATCCTAACGAAATGCAAAACATTGACATTAGTGTCACATATGTTAGTCGTCGTGGACGTTTAGAAACTGCAACATTTACACTTGGGTTACAAAACAACATAAGCAACAGTCGTGCAAGAGAAACTATTGCTGATATTAAACGCAGAGCACCTGCTCGTTATTATACACAAAATAGAATGGTAAATGGAGAAGATTACAATAACTTCCCATATACACAGTTCAGTTCTATTATTAAATCAAAAGCAGTTAACCGCAGTAACATTGGTGCAAGCAGATATCTTGATTTGGTTGATCCAACTGGAAAATATTCCAGCATCAATGCGTTTGGTGGTGACGGTTTATTTTATGAAGAATTTTCAGAAGCGGCATTTGGATTCACATTTGTTGATAAAAATGATATTGAAAATGTTATTCGCAATCAGGTAGAACCAGTACTTGCTGGTAGACAAATGCTTCACTTTTATTATAACCAGTATAATCGCAAGAACTTAGAAATATTTGGTATGAACTGGAACCGCAGTACAAGCCTAATTAATGAAACTACTGGTTATTTCTATGATGCAGATGAAACACCAATTTCCATTGGTAGCACAGTTGGCGATGATCGCCAATTTGTTGATCAGAATTGTTTGATTAAATTTGTGGCTCCAACAGGGCAATACTTTGATCGCAATAACAGATTGCAAACAGGCACCCCAACAGGCCCAGGACAAAGAACATATCTGTGGGCAAGTGTTAAAGTATTGTCAGGTGATGGCACAAACAGTGGTGCCGGTAATGATGCTAACGGTCTTGGTCCAGTGACAATTAACAATTATGTACCAACCGGTGCAATTGCTGATGAAGTGATTCCAGTATTCAACACAGACCTGCCTACTGCACTGGAACAGAGCTTGTTAGCACAAATTGAATTATATAGAGATTTTGGTTTAGGTTACAACAATGCAACTGGTGAATGGTATATTATTAGTGCTAACAATTTAGATCAAACTAGTGCGTTTGCATTGACTAACGCAGGTGATACATCAAATTTAAATCTGGATTCCAGTTGGTTAGTTAAGTTTATTAGCACTGGCACGACTTACACAGTCACAAGTCGTACACTGAACTACTATTTCTCAAGTGTAGCAGAAACACGTTTCTTTTACGAAAATAACCAAAAGATTTACGATCCTAAGACTGGCAAAACCGTAAACGATTATATAATGGTTTTAAAAACTAACAGTCAACCAGATAGCAATAGTCCATTGGTTGGAGAAGTGCGTCTTGACATCATCGGTCAAACTGTTGAAACAGACGGATTTGTTAATGATTTCAATGTTGAAATTAGCTTTGCGGATACTGATGATGATGGTGTTCCAGACGATCCAGATTTTTTCAACACACTGGTTGCACCAGACGTGAATGCCAACAATAAGCTAGTCTTTTTTGAACAAACAGTTGATTTTGATAATTTAGAGCGTTATCTGCCATTAGCGACATCAGTTGTTAATACAATTTATGGATCGCAGGACGAAATTGAATTAGTTAAGGCAGAATATAGCAGTGGTCAGGTTTTTTATGCGTATAATGAAGATAAATTCTTTGTTCTAACTGTTAGTAATAATGTGCGTACTATTGCAGAAGATACAGGCTATATTTCTAAGATTGGGCGTGGTGATATTCAATTCCAATACAAACATAACAGTCCCGAAACAAGGCGCATTAATCCTGGATCAACAAATATTATTGACTTGTATTTGGTTACTGCTGATTATTATACTGCATATCAGCGTTATATTCAAGATACAACAGCCACAGTTGCAGAACCTGCACAACCAACCACAGACGAATTAACTACATTATATGAATCTCTAAACAATTATAAAATGGTTAGTGATAACATGATTTTTAATAGTGTTGAATTTAAACCGCTATTTGGTAGCAAAGCAGAAACAGCGTTACAAGCATACATCAAAGTAGTTAAACTTGAGAATACAGTGGTAAGTAATTCAGAAATTAAAAGTCGTGTAATTGAAACAATTAATACATTTTTTAATGTTGATAATTGGGACTTTGGTGAAACTTTTTATTTTTCGGAGTTAGCAGCCTACATTCACGAAGAGCTCGGTGGAATAATTGGTAGTGTAATCCTATTACCAAAAGATCCAAGTAAGAGTTTTGGCGATTTATACGAAATTGGTTGTGATGCTAACGAAATTTTTGTTAGCGCCGCAACAGTAAATGACATTCAAATTGTTGATAGTTTAACAGCAAGCCAACTAAGATTAACAAACACTAGTGGAGTAGTATAATAAATGGCACGTATTCGTTCAGTTGATTTTTTACCTGAAATTTTTAGAACAGACGTCAATCGTGAGTTCTTAAGCGCAACTCTAGATCAGTTGACACAACAACCTAAACTGAAAAGAACTCAGGGTTATATCGGTCGTCGTTTTGGCCCAGGAGTAACGTCAGGAAATGGATATCTATTAGAATCATCTACCATACGTTCCAATTATCAACTTGAACCAGGTGTTGTTTTTACTGATGATGATAACAAAGTTACAGATGCAATCACATACCCTGGTATCATCGATTCACTTGCAGTTAAAGGTGCAAATGTAACAAGACATGACAGATTGTTTTCTAGTGAAACATACTCGTGGGATCCACTAATTGATTTTGATAAATTTATCAATTATGGGCAATATTATTGGTTACCAGAAGGCCCGGATGCCGTTGATGTGCGTGCAACCACAATAGCTGTGGTTGACGATTTTGATGTCACTACAGTCGACGGTTCATATAATCTAAGCGATATTGCTGGTGATAACCCAACATTAACATTAGTTCGCGGAGGCACGTATACCTTTAATGTAAATCAAGAATCAAGTTTTTGGATTCAAAGCGAGGCTGGTGTAGACGGAACATTAAACTATTCTCCAAACATCAGCAGCCGCAGTGTGTTGGGTGTTGTTAATAATGGCGAGGACGTGGGTGCAGTTATCTTTAATGTGCCTAATGCAGATGCGCAACAATTTTATTATGATTTAACTGACCGATCAGATGTTGATTTAGCAACAATGGCTAAATTTAATTCGATTGATAGACAACTTGTTGAAAACGTCACAATTGATGGTATCAGTGATCTCGAAGGACGTACTCTAGTATTTCTAAACACACAAGAAGGTGATAGCGAGGATCTTGGATGGGTGCGTGAAGCAATGTTTGATCCAATTTCTCCAGAATTTGGGATTGAAACCACAATTGATAGCCGTGGCGATCGTTACAGTCTTTACAGAATTCAATATGTAAGACCAGATGGCAGTACTGATGACGGTGCATTTATAAATCTGGTAAAAATTGACGACATTACATCTATTCAAGAAAAGTTTACTATTCGTTATGGTGCAACATATAGTAATAGAACATTTTTTAAGAATTCTAGTGGATTTTTTGAAGAAGTACCATTATTAACCGCAGCCAATGATGTTTTATATTACCAAGACGGCACTACAGCAAACAAATTTGGTGTCATTAAACTTGTTGATCAGGAAGGATCAGAACAACTGTACGTTGATGATGATATTATAGGAAAAACAGAGTATACGTCACCGAATGGTGTTATATTTACAAATGGATTAAGAGTTAAGTTTCAGGGAACAACTGACCCATCAACATATAGCGGAAACGAATACTATGTTGATGGGGTTGGCAGTTCTATTGTTTTAGTTCCTGTTACCGATTTAGTAACACCAGACTTATATGTTAATAATGTTTCTGGTGAAAATAATGCACCACAAGATTTAGATTATCTAACAATTAACCGTTCCAGCTCAGATTTGAATCCATGGACACGAAGCAATCGTTGGTTTCATATTGATGTCATTAATGCAACTGCTGAGTATAATAATACCGTTGTTAGTTTAGACAATGCCTATAGAGCAAAACGTCCTATTATTGAGTTTAATGCTGGTACAAGATTATACAATTTTGGTACAGAATCAACTGCACCAATCAATGTCATTGATTTCACAGAAACTGATGCACTATCAAATGTACATGGTAGTTCAGGTTATTCAGTTGATGGATATACATTGACCAACGGTTCAAGAGTTATTTTTGCGGCTGACACTGACCCAGAAGTAAAAAATAAAATTTATACTGTACAGATTGTTGATCCAGATGATGATTCTACAGCATATGGAGAAATTATAAATCTCTATCCAGCGGATGATGCACAAATACTTGCAGATCAAGTTGTTTTCTGTTCCAGTGGAAATACACAAATCGGAAAACATTTTACATTTGACGGATCTGGTTGGTCAGCATCGCAAGAAAAGACATCAGTAAACCAAGCACCATTGTTTGATATTTTTGATAGCAATGGATATAGTTATGGTGATACATCAGTATACCCAAGCACTACATTTACAGGATCAAAGTTGTTTTCATATAAACCTGGATCTAGTTCCACTGTAGATACAGTTCTGGGATTTAGTTTATCCTATCTAAACATTGATAATATTGGTGACATTGTGTTTGATAATAACCAATATACTGATAGTTTTGTTTACGTAATTGATTCAGCTAGTGTTAATGGAGAAACCAAGAACGGCTTTGCAAGAAAATACACAACACGAACTGCATACACCAATGAGATCGGATGGACGCCAAGTGCTGAGAGAAACTGGTCTAGACAGGTCTTTACTTATGAGTATAACGGATCACCACTATCTTTGGATGTTCTGCCTAGAACAGATTTATCAATACCTGCTATCAAGATCTATGTTAATAATAAGTTTGTAAATCCAACTTCATATAACACAAACATTTACAACAATCAAACATTTGTTGTATTCAATGATAATACTGTCAGTGTTGGTGATCTGATACAGGTAAAAATTATAAGTGAGTCAGCAAGCACAGTGGCTTATTACGAAGTTCCTAGTAACTTGGAAAGCAATATCTTTAATGAAAATCCAGCAACGTTTACACTTGGTACTGTTAGAAATCACTTTAATCGTTTAGTTGAAAACATTGATGGGTTTATTGGGGAAATCAATGGTGCAAACAATCTACGTGACAAAGGAAATGTACCAGCATATGGTGATGTGATTGTACAACATTCTGCACCTGTTGCGCCAGCAGCGTTCTTTCTACGTAAGTCAGAGTATGACTTCTTCAATGCACTTGATTATAATGCAAAACAGTATGAAAAGTTTAAGAATCAGATTCTTAACTGGATAGAACAAAATGATACTTATGGGTTAACTACGCATCAAATTCTTGATGCAGCACTAGCGGCCATTAATCATGGTAAATCAAGCAATAGTGCCTACTATTGGAGCGATATGCTACCGTTTGGGGGCGATTATACTGAGATTGAGTACACGGTGTCCGTTATTAGCACTGAAAACTATTCAATTAACAATGTTTATGATTTTTCAAACGCTAATAGTTTTGGATTGTTGGTATATCACAATGATACCATTCTGCTCAAAGACACTGATTATACTGTTGCAACTGATGGGCCACGTATTACATTATTAATAACGCCGTCAATTGGTGATACAATTACGATCAGAGAATATGCATCCACTTATGGTAGCTATGTTCCGGAAACACCAACTAAATTGGGTTTGTTCCCTCGCTTTGATCCAGAAATTTATGAGGATGACACTTATGTGACTCCTCGTAATGTAATTCAAGGTCATGATGGATCTATTACGATTGCATTTGGTGATGTTCGAGATGATGTTCTGTTAGAATTTGAACGTAGAATTTATAATAACCTCAAAAGTTTAGACAGCGGAGATGTCCCGCTAACAGTTAGTGATGTTATTCCAGGTAAATTCCGTGAAACTGACTACACAGATACGGAAATAACAGAAATACTTTCGGAAAGTCTACTAAATTGGGTAGGCTGGCACAAACTTGATTATAAGACACAAAGTTATGATGCCACAAATGAATTTACTTGGAATTACAGCACTGCAACCAGCCGATTAGATGGTAGCCTACTGAAAGGTGGATGGCGAGGAATTTATAAGCATTATTACGATACAGATCGTCCTCATACTCATCCTTGGGAAATGTTGGGTATAACAGATGAACCCACTTGGTGGGAAGATCGTTATGGTCCGGCACCATGGACTTCTGGTAACCTGGTAATGTGGGAAGATCTAGAAGCTGGATTTATTAATGAACCTGGCAATCAACGATACGATTCACGATTTGTGCGTCCTGGTTTAACCACTATTATTCCAGTTGATTCTGAAGGTAATCTTCAGCATCCAATGGAAACACTGGTAGCGAATTTTAATCAAACCGATTTAAGAAAAAGTTGGATTGCTGGTGACATTGGCCCAGTCGAATCAGCATGGAGACGCTCGAGCAATTGGCCGTTTGCTGTACAAAAATTACTTGCATTGACTAAACCAGCAGAATATTTCTCGTTAATGATTGACTGCGACAGATACAAATATAGTGATTCTGTTTTACAGTATGTTTATGATCGCCGTCAACGGTTAGATACACGTACCGTGGAGATTTTTGATGAGGCGAATCCAAAGCATAGTTATATTAATTGGATTGTGGAACATAATAGAAATATCGGAATTGAAACATCAGTAGCATTAGGCAATTATCTATCTAATATTGATGTTCGTTTGTGTTATCGTGTAGCTGGTTTTACTGATAAAAAATATTTAAAAGTTTTCACAGACAAATCTAGTCCAGATAGTTCTAACACTAGCTTACTGATTCCAGATGAAAGTTATAGTGTTTTATTATACAAAAACCAACCATTTGGTGATCTACAATACTCGGGTGTAATGGTTCAAAAAACAGATGGTGGATATGCTGTGTATGGTAATAGCCAAACTGAAGCATACTTTAGAATCTTACAAAGTAACACTGGTGGAGATTACGAAACAATCAATTTTGGATCCAACAGATACAGATTACCTCGTAGTTTCACCAATCGTGTAGTTCGTGTTCCTTATGGGTATACATTCACCAATATTAATAGTGTCATTGACTTTCTTGCAAGTTATGGAGAGTTTTTAAAGAGTTCTGGGTTGGTATTTGAAGATATTGAAAATAATTACACTCTTGATTGGGGTCAGATGTCTAATGAATTCTTGTATTGGGCGAACCAAAGCTGGGGTACAGGCAGTTTAATAAACTTAAATCCGGCTGCCAATCAATTACAATATCAACGTGCTCGCGCTGTTGTTGATGATTTGGGAAATTTAGCAATTAATGAACAACCATTAGATCAAAATCGCCAACCACTGCTGAAAAAAGATTATGCAATTACACGCCTGGATAATAATTTTAAAATAACTTCTCTTGCGGCCGATAAAGGAATCAGCTATTTGCGCATACGTGCTACTGCTTACGAACATTTATTGGTTTTTGATAATGTTAGCATTTTCAATGATTTAATGTACCAACCAGTAACAGGGTTACGTCAACAGCGTTTGCGTATTGACGGTTATAAAACATTTGAATGGACTGGTCAGCTTGATGCACAAGGTTTTATTCTTAACCAAGATAATGTGGCAACATGGAATGCAAACCAAAATTACAATAAAGGTGACATTGTCAAATATAAGAATGCATACTGGACAGCAGCCATTAAAATTCAACCAAGCGAGGAGTTTGATTTTGATGAATGGACTAAAGTAGACTATGATAGCTTTAGTAAAGGATTATTACCAAACATTAGTAATAAATCAGATCAGATGCGCAATTATTATAATAATTCGGTTGCTAATTTAGAATCTGATGCTGATTTACTTGGATTAGGACTGACAGGTTTCCGTACAAGAGATTATTTAGAATCTCTAAATTTAGATGATATAAGTCAGGTACAGGTATACGGAAACCTGATCAGACAAAAAGGAACACCAGCAAATGCCAAACTATTCCAAGGCGTTGAATTTGACAAAGAGCAAGCTGAATATGACATTTACGAAAACTGGGCTATTAAACGTGCGACATATGGTGCGAATGACAATAAACGTTTTGTAGAGGTTGCTCTTGATAATGAATCTCTGCGTTCGAATCCAAGTACAATCGAAATTGGATTACTTGACGCAGAATCAGATGCAGATCAATTTATCTTTGTAAATGACATCTATAAACAAAGCATTAAGAATACAACAACAAATATCTTACCCGAGTTAACAGAAAGTTTAACAGACATTGGTCTTCCAACCGCAGGTTTTGTTAATTCTGATGATGTTGACATCACACTTTTTGATCTTTCAGATTTAACATCCATAAACACACAATTAGAAGACGTGCGAGACGGAACAAATATTTGGGTCGCACGTTCTAACGTATATGATTGGAATGTATACCGTTGTGATAGCATTTCTCCAGATGTTACCACGGTAATTGATAATCTGAATGGTACATTAACTCTAATTTTTAATGAACCAACTGGTTTAGCTGCCAATGATATTATCATAATCAAACAATTCAACGAAACCATCAACGGTGCACACCGTATTAGAAAAATTAACGATGCAACTTCAGTTATTATTAATGGGAATATTTCCGGAAACGAGTCAACGTTAACTGGACTAGGTATTGCGTTTAAATTAGTTACTGCAAGATTGGATCAAGCAAGTGACGCAGCAGATAGTGAATTCAATACACGTTTGTTTGAAGGCGACAAAATTTGGGTAAACAGTGATGTTAATGGAAAATGGAAAGTTTATGAAAAGAAAGTACCATTTTCGTTAAGTCAGAGTCAGACTCCTACCGGTGCATCGTCTGATATTGGATTTGGTACCAGCGTTGCCCAAGGATTGAACGGTACTGGGTGTATTGTTGGCGCTCCTGGACACCTGGGTGGAAATGGAGGATTGTATTGCTACAATAAAACTAATTCTGGATATACATTTAGCAATGTACTGAAGGATGTTAAAGATATCGCATATCTGGGCAATTCGGTGTCCATGGCATCTGATTGGTTCATTGCTGGTGCCAAACAAACCGAAAATAACCAGGGTATCGCTGTTGTAATACACAAAGATCCAGCTCTTAATTTATTCCAAGAATATCAAGTGTTAACCCTTCCTGATGCCGATATAGGCACAGAAGGTGCATTATTTGGTTACGATGTAGTGATTTCCGAAGACGAGAAGTGGATATATATTTCAGCCGCAGGCATTGGGAAAGTATACGCATACAACCGCAATGATTATCAAGATCAGACCGCATCATTTATAACCAATGGTAACACTGCTAGTTATGATATTACAAATTACATCGAAGTTGATAACAAAACGCAGATAACAGTAACTCTAAATGGTGAAACATTAACTGCCAGTGAATATAATCTCACATCAAACATATTAACTATTAATGACGTTCCGGCCGCTGGACTCGTGGTTGAGGTTTCTCGCAAAAAACTAGTGAGTGCCATCGGCGATGGCAGTACTACTACTTTTGCAGAAGTCACGGAATTATATACCGCAATTGATGAAGAAGCGGTTCAGGTATACGTCGATGGTGTACTACAACGCCCATATTATGATTATAGTTTTAACATTGATAGTACGGTTGCAATCGATTTTGCAACAGCGCCAGCCGAAGATGCGTCAATTGTGTTCAGAGCACAAGATTATTACAGATACACAGATACCATATCAGGATCTGTTAGCGAAGGATTTGGTCAAACTGTTGGCACCACTAGTGATGGACAGCAACTTGTGGTAGGCGCTCCAACTGCCACAAACGGTGCATTACTAAATTCAGGCAAGGTATACGTTTACGAAAGAACAGTTGAGCGATTTGTAGTAACTAACGCATCAGTAAAAACATATGAAACCTACAGATCCGTCTCTGATACAAACTCTGTACACCTTAATAACGTCCATCAGTTAAATTCAATCAATAATGTGGGTACGCAAACATATACAATTAATGAAACTTTGAACACTGTGACTTTTTCAAATGGTGTTACGTTGCACGTTGGTGACGAGATTGATATTGATATCAATACGTTTCAACTTGTCCAAACACTATCATTAACCAACAACAATCAAGGGGCACATTTTGGTGAAGCGCAAACTATTTGTAGAACAGATTGTTCAATATATGTTAGCGCACCAAGAGATAATTGGGCACTACCAGAAGCAGGGTCAGTGACACGATATTTAAATAGAAGTCGTGTATTTGGTACAATTACAGGAACAGTATCAAATCCAACCATATCAGTTGGCGATTCAATTCGAATCGACAACAAGGATGTGTTCTTTACTAATACCACTGTAGAGCAAGTAGCGCAAGATATCAACGCCGCTATTATTCCAAATGTGCAAGCAAATGTAAACAGTGATGGGCAACTTGTTATTAGTGTCGTTAATCAAGACGAAGCACCGATATTAAGCAAATTAACAGTCATGCCTGGTGTTGGTACAGCGTTTGATGACTTGGGCCTAGTGCCATTTGAAAATGTTCAAACAATTGTTAGCCCAGCACCAAATGAATATGATCACTTTGGTAGTAGCATCCATGTTGATTATTCTTCGACAAATCTAGTTGTTGGCGCTAATCGTGCCATTGCACGTATTCCAACAACATTTAACAAGAACTTAACTGAAACAGTTTATGATTCAGATACGACACGGTTTGTTGATCCAATTATTGAAGGTGGCACAGCATATACGTTTGATTTATTACCAAGTTCAAATTACCAGACACCAGGCAAATTTGTATTTGGACAACAAATTTATGATTCTGATATTAATGAGCTTGATCAATTCGGCACAGCAGTAAACTTTACTGACAATCTGCTAGTAGTAACAAGTCCAGGATATGATGCGACAGTTGAAAATATTGGTCGGTTAGTTGTATTTGAAAACCCAACCAGAGTACAGGCTTGGCAAGAAATACAATCAGAACCCACCGTAGTCGATAGTCGTTTAACAAACTATCTGTATATTTACAACAAAGATACTGATCTGGTTTCTGTCTATTTAGATTTTATCGATCCAATTAACGGAAAATTACTAGGCCCAGTCAAGCAAAATTTAGATTATATCGGTGCGGTTAATCCAGCTGTATATAATGCTGGCAGAGCAGGATCAGGAATTTATTGGGCTCAAGATCACGTGGGAAATTTATGGTGGGACACAACACAGGTACGTTATCTAAATTATAATCAAGAAGACATTGTTTATAGTTCTAAAAATTGGGGACAGTTGTTCCCGGGTAGCTCTGTTGATGTTTATGAATGGATTGAAAGTTCGGTTCCACCAAATCAATATACCGGCACAGGTACAGTTCGAAATAGTACTGAATTTTCAGCAGTTAGTGGACTTGATGCATCACGCACAGTAACCACTCGTTATTACTTCTGGGTTAAAAACAGATCAATAACAAACAAAGCTGCGAACAAAACATTAAGCGCACGTGCAATTGCTAGCTATATTGAAAATCCACAAGCATCCGGAATACCATATGCAGCATTGATTCGCAAGAATGTTGTTGCGTTATATAATTCCGATGAGTACATTGCAGACAATTATGATAGCATCTTGCATATTGAATATAATCGTACATTAACAGATAATAATGTTTTTGTTGAGTATGATTTAATTCGCGAAAATTACTCCAATGATTTCTTACCAGATTTGCTATATCGCAAATTGCAAGATAGCTTATGCGGGGTAGACACACTTGGAAATAAAGTTCCTGATTTTAATTTAAGTCCAACGGACAAATACGGTGTTGAATTCCGTCCTCGCAAGAGTTTATTCCGTAATAACTTTGCGGCCCTCAAAACGTATATTGACAAATCAAATTTATTAATTAAAGATCACCCATTTAGCGAATTAAGAACATTTAGCCTTCTGACAGCACAAGAATCAATTCCAACAGCATCTTCAGGAGCATGGAATGCGACTGTTGCAGATTTGGTTGAGTTAGGGTATCAAAATTTAGCAGTTGCAGGAGTGGGTTATCGTTACCTAGTCGAGGTTGATGAAAACAACAATGGGCTGTGGACAATTTATGAAGTTAACAATAGCTTAGGTTTAGATCTAGTCAGAGTACAAAGCTATGATACCAACAGATATTGGGAATATACAAACTGGTACGCCACAAATTATGATAACCTAACGAAACCGTCCAAGATTGTTAACACGTATAGTGAATTATTGACTAACTTTCCTGATGAAGGAACAGTTATAAAAGTTAATACCAACAGTAACGGTAAATGGGAATTATATGCATATTTGAGTGGATCTTGGGTCCGTGTTGGATTACAAGATGGCACAATTCAATTTAAGAATTCTTTATACGATTACACTATTGATCGATATGGGTTTGACAGTGAAGTTTATGATGCACAATATTTTGATCAAGAACCAGTTCTTGAATTGCGTAATATTATTCGTTCAATCAATGAAGAATTCTTAACGGGTGACTTCTTAGACCATCGCAATCAATTGTTAATTAGTGTGTTTAATTACATTCTGGCTGAACAAGGTCGTGTTGATTGGCTGTACAAAACTTCACTAATCGATGTAAACCACAAGGTTAGAAATCTTGAAGAATATGCAATATATCGTAAGGATAATCAAGATTTTGTACTTGATTATATCAACGAATCAAAACCATATCACGTAAAAATTAAAGAATTCCTATTACGTTACGAAGGCATTGACACGATCGATGGTACTGTTATGGACTTTGATGTTCCAGCCGCTTATGATACCACATATAGTAAATTTGTAAGCCCGGTACTCGACGACGGTATTGCAATATTAGAAACAGACATCAGCAACAGAAAAACTGAGGATACTGTTTGGAGTACAGTTCCTTGGAACCAATGGTACGACAACAGATTATTAATAATTGATAATATTGTGGTAACCAATGGCGGATCAGGATATACTGTTGCTCCGCAAGTTGAGATCGTTGGAGATTCTGAAATTTTAACAACTGCGGTTGCTATTATTAACGAAGATGGCGAGGTATCTGCTGTTAATATCGTTGGTAGTAGTTATGGGGAATACAGAACAACACCAACAATCACTATCACAGGCGGAAATGGTACAGGCGCAACTGCGACTGCATATATGAAACCTTCTGTTGTGCGTTCATTAAACACCACAATCAAATACGACAGATATGAATACACATCACAAATTGTTAATTGGGAAGCAAATACAGTTTATGATGAAAACCAATTAGTTAGATTTAATGATCGTGTATACAGGGCAATCAATGCAGATGGATCTACAGCAAGTGATTCCACATTTGATCCGGCCGAATATCAAATTGTGGCTGCTGATACACTTTCGGGCATTGATCGTACAACAGGATTTTATGTTTCTGATGTGAACAATCCGGGCCTAGATTTAGCGTTGTTGATCGATGGATTAGACTATCCAGGGGTACAATTAATGGGCCCAGGATTCGGCGCAAATACTGGATTTGATGTTGGCAATTATGATATCAACTTATTTGATAATTTGGATTATGGACCAGAAGGATTACCAACATACAGTGAAAGCATTCTTGATAACGAAATATTTACATCGTTTACCGGGTCGTATGTGGGCGTTGATTTATCTGGCATTGACGCAGTACAATCATTAGCGACCGCAACTGTTAATACTAGCACTACTGAAATTTCTGAAATCACAATCACAGAAATAGGCAAAGGTTATTCGGCAGATGTACCACCAAGTGTAACTATTAGCGCACCTCGCGACAATATCACAGCAACAGCACTTGCAACTATTGATTTTGCCACACTAACAGTAGATGATATTGCGGTTACAAGCAGTGGATTCGGATATATTACGACTCCGACTGTGACCATCACGGCTCAACCAAATTCGCCAGGTGAAACGGCCACAGGATACGCATTAATATCAGCCGGCAGCGTAACCGGAGTAACGTTATCAAATAATGGATCCGGATACACAGGTCCACCGACAGTTACATTCTCAGATCCGCCAAGCATTGTAACATCACGTGCAAGAGCGTCAGTAACTACACTGAGTAGCACTGGTGGGGTAACAGCAACTACAATTACGAACGGAGGAAACAGTTATACAAGTGCTCCAGCAGTAACCGTTACTCCTCCGCCTGCAAGTGTAACAGCAACCGCAACCGCTGCGATTGCCGGATATGAATTAAGCACAGTTACTTTAGATGTGGCTGGTAATTATTATAGTTCAGCCCCGACTGTAACAGTAGCGGCACCAACTGCAATTGCTGCTCAAGCAACAGCATCAGCAACAATTGGGGGCAATCAGGTACAAAGTATCAGTGTAGATCAACCGGGTTATATGTATCAAACTGCACCATCAGTAACTATTACCCCGGCATCGCCAACGGCTGGTACCAATGCTGCGGCAACAGTAGCATTAGATACAACTACAGTTGGTTTTGATGGGGTAGATGGTGACGGTGACGGATTTGATGCTGTTGCTTTTGATACTGAAGGCGGAATTGGAACGTTTACTATTCTTGTTGAAGGTGATGGGTATACATCTGCTCCTGTAGTTACCATTAGTGCCCCAGACATTAGTGGAGGCACACAAGCAACGGCATCTGCAACAGTAAGCGGCGAAACTGCACCGTTATATGCTGGACAAGGAAGGGTTACAAGTATTACAGTTACTGAACCTGGTTCAGGATATACAACTGCGCCTACAGTAAGCATTGCTGCTCCAGATTCAAATATTAATCATGGTACTGGTGCAACCGCTACTGCAACATTAGATGATACCGCGGTTATTAGTATTGCTGTTAGTAATGGTGGTAGTTATTATGATATTGCTCCAACAATCTCTATTGATCCTCCAACAACTGTTACCACAGCAACAGTTGATTCGATCGTAAGTGGCGGTGTTGTTACAGGATTTACAATTACAGATAACGGTTGGGGGTATTTAGAAACTCCAAGTATCACTATTGCAGCACCAGATGTCACACCGGTAACAGCCGCATTTACAGCAAACTTAACTGGCGACGCAGTAACATCATTGACAATTGACACAGCAGGTGCTGGTTATTTAACAGTACCAACACTAACAATTGCAGTAGATCCAAGCGTATCTAATGATATTGCCACAGGCACAGCGGTAATGACAAACGGTAATGTGTATAGTGTTACAATCACAAATGCAGGGGCAAATTATGCAACCGCACCGAGTGTAACATTTAGTGATCCAACGGGTACGGCGAGTCATGGAACCGGAGCAACTGCGACTGCGATTGTTGTTAATGAACAAGTCACTGGTATCACAATCACTAATCCAGGCACCGGATATGATCTAGCACCAACCATTACTATTAGTGCGCCCACCCGCACGACACAACCTGCAACCGGTGTTCCTGTTATTGTTGGTGGATCCGTTATTGGCATCACTATTACTGATCCAGGTTTTGGATACTTACGAACTCCAACTGTTACAATTGGTCCACCAAGTGATATTGATCCTGATGCTGATATTGTTGGTGGTGAATTCATTGATGTATATAATTCACATGCACCAGAAGAATTAATTCCTGGAGCAATTTTTGACACACTTGACTTAAAAGTCCATACACTTCCAGGTTATGATTACCTTGGTAACGGTCACGGATTCGAAGTTAAGAGCATAGTTTATGCTAATCCGGGTGCAGGAAATATAGTAGCCTGGGGTGGTCTTGATGCAAGATGTGCACCAACGTCTGCGTTGGAAAATCGTAATCTGGTACAGCACCCAGCAGAATTAATCGTATATAATGCAACGACCGGAACAAGATTGTACGAAGGTATTAATTATACAGTCAACTGGGCAGACAAAACTGTGCAGTTAAATAGTGGGTTGGGTATTCTTGATGAAGTTAAGATTTTTGTGTATGGGATCGGCGGCGGAAATCAATTATATCGCAATTCTTACTTGGGCGGTGAAATTGTAGGCAATACTCTGGTGCTTCCAATTAACTATGATAGTATCGAAAGTGTGCTGGTTTTGGTTGATGGTGATGAAATCTTGTCCTACAGTTATGCAGAAGGTTCTTTTGTCAGCCAAACTATAATTGAATTTGACAATGCATACACAGACAGCAACTATATTAACATCACAGTATTTGGTGCTAATCCTGCAGAAGACGGATCAACTATAACTGATCTGGAATACAGTTATCCAGAAACTGAAATTTTCACTTGTGATGGATCAACAAATACGTTTACATTGAGCATTGACGTTGATAATAAGAATCGAGAAAATTTAATTGTTGAGTTAAATGGCCGCAGATTGCAGCCACCAACAGCTAAACGTCATGTTGGTGACGGCTCTAGTATTACAACATACGAATTACCAGATGGCATGTCTACTGGTATCGATATGAGCGAAGTAGATGACGATGAAGTTGTGGTATACGTTAATCAAGTTAGACAAGTGAGCGGAATTGATTATCAATTAGATCCAGCAGACGGAAGTAGTTATCGTACTATTAGTTTCTTAGCAGAAGTTCCGGGCCCGTATGATATAATTGACATTTATGTTACCAAGACTGAAGGCGAAATTATTGATGGTATTCAACAAGGCACACACGCTGGATATGAATTGGGCGGTGATAGTTCAGAAACACTGGTGATTGCGACTGGATATGGAATTGATTTAAACGCTGGAGACACGCTTGCTGTAACTGCCTGGAGAGATGTGAGAGAACAAGATGTGTTCACACAGATTTTCAAAGGTCCAGTTACGGTTCTAGAAGCGACTCGAGAATTATTCGATACATATGGGTTTGACATGGATTTATTTGATAGATCTACCGGTGCCTATGCAACAATTAACGTGTTTGACTTAGAAACTGTAGTTGAGAATACTGATAGAATGTGGGTGACATTAAATGGACGTAGACTGCTTCCAGGATCAGATTATAGTGTTACAAATGAAGGAACCACATTAGTTATTGCTGGCGGTTCAATAAGCGACACTGATGTAATTGCGATCACAACGTTTACCGACAGCGTTGTCCCAGATGCAGTAGGATTCCGCATATTCAAGGATATGCGTGATAATGTAGCAGTTTATAGAAATAATACCGGTAGTCAGACATTCTTAACACGTACACTAAAATGGACAGATGATGTTATCTATGTCGATGATGCAAGTAAATTGGGTACACCTAATCTAGATGCTGCTATTTTTGGTATTTTGGAAATAAATGGTGAACGAATTACGTATCGCGATGTTGACTTAGACAACAATACAGTAAGCGGATTACGCAGAGGAACAGCCGGAACAGGTATGCATCGAGAGCATTCAGCAGGATCTGTAGTAACTGATCTAAGTCGCGGACAGTTATTGCAAACACCGTACAATGAGATCTGGTACGCTCAAGGTGCAACAACCGCAAGTGATGGAATTGCATTGCAACAGCAAACAACCATTGCGGCTAAATTCCTGAAAGGCCTATGAAACCGGTTGCATAAATAATAAAAATGCAAAAAACAAACGCACAACAAGAAAAGAAAATGGATAGCAAAGAGACAAAACCTAACGAATCAGGAACGGTAACTATTCAAGGACACATTAAGATTTTTGATCCTAATACCAACGAAGTGTTTATTGACAAGCGTAACGCTATTCATTATGAAAACATGAGTGAAGCGTTAGCACAAAGTCTTGCTAACAAAAACTTAGGATACATTTATCAAATGAGTTTTGGAAACGGCGGCACTAGTGTTGATCCAACTGGAGTCATCACTTACTTGCCAGCCAACACAACCGGACAAAATGCAGATCTATATAACGAGACTTATAGCAAGGTGGTTGACGATAACTCATCAACAAACACAGATACCAGTCGCAATAACTTAACTGTACTGCACACATCAGGACGTGTATATACAGATATTCTTGTAAGTTGTTTGCTAGATTATGGCGAACCAAGTGGTCAACAGGCGTTTGATAATAGCACCAACCTAGATGGCGAGTTTGTATTTGATGAATTAGGATTAAAATCGTGGAATGGTTCAGCAAGTGATTTGAAATTAATCACTCATGTTATCTTCCACCCTGTTCAAAAATCATTGAACAGACAGATACAAATTGATTATACAGTTCGTATCCAGACATTAACGAATTTAAGCGCAACATAATATGCGTAGATTGAATAATTGATAAATAAGTTTAAAGAATTGGAGTTAGTCAAAAATGGCTTATACTATAAACAAAACAGACGGTACAGTTTTTGCTTCGGTAGCTGACGGTACAGTAAACACATCATCAAGCATGACTATTATTGGTAAAAACTATGCTGGTTATGGTGAGTTTTTAGGTGAAAACTTTATTAAACTATTGGAAAATAGTGCAAATAGTACAGCACCAAGTGCACCACTGCGTGGTCAAATGTGGTTTGATACTGGCAATGGTTTGTTAAAAGTTTATAACGGCACTACCTGGAAAAATTTAGGTGCAGCCACATCAAGTGCTAGCGCACCTAGCAGCAATGTTGCTGGTGATTTGTGGTTTGATTCGACTAACAGCCAACTAAAAGTATACGACGGATCAAGTTTTATTCTAGTAGGACCTGCGTTTACTAGTGGCACAGACACATCAGGTGCAATTGTTGATACTATTAATGACGGAAGTGCAGACCATGTTGTGGTCCAACTTTGGGTTGAAGATAAGATCGTAGCAATGGTAAGTAAAGATCCAACATTTACTCCTGGCAGTGCTGTTGGGGGAGATTGGAATTTACAAAGCATTAAACCAGGTATCCAGTTAAGTACAGCTATTTCAAATTCATATTTCCAAGGTACTGCAACAAATGCAGACACACTTGATAATTTAAATAGCACTGATTTCTTAAGCGCAATTGGTAACGATAGCACAACCGGATCATTATATGTGTTAAACGACACTGGATTCCGTGTTGGTCAAGATCAAGACCTCCGTGTTAGTGTTAGCGGATCGGACGTAACAGTACAAAATGCCACGCTAGATGGTGATATTATTTTCCGTGTAAACGATAATAGCGTAGTAACAACCGTTATGACACTTGATGGTGCAACTAGTCGTGTTATTTTAGCCGGAGATCCAACAACGGCGTTGGGTGCTGCCACAAAACAATATGTAGACGCTGCCACAAGTACAGTAGGCGATCTATTATATCGTGATGGTACAAATACAATTTCTGGCAATATTGTGCCAGATGGTGACGGTACTCGAAATTTTGGTAGTGGTGGTGCTAAATTTGCTACCATTTATGCCACAGAATTTAATGGTACAGCAACAACAGCAGAATACGCTGACTTGGCAGAACGCTTCGAAGCTGATGCTGAATACGAAGCAGGTACTGTTGTAGAATTAGGCGGTATTGCTGAAATTACTAAAGCTGTAGAAGAATTATCAGAAAACGTTTTTGGCGTTATCTCAGACCGTGCGGCGTACTTAATGAACGCAAAAGCAGGTACAGATGCTACACACCCACCAATCGCTATGAATGGACGTGTGCCGGTTAAAGTTATTGGAACTGTGAATAAAGGCGATCGCTTAGTTTCTGCAGGCAATGGCTTTGCCCGTGCAGCACAAGACGGTGAAGCAACAGCACGTAATATTATTGGTCGTGCGTTAAATAATAAAGAGACAACCGGCGAAGGCACAGTTGAAGCAGTCGTTAAAATTAATTTTTAAAAGAAGATTTACATACCCAGCTATAATAAATTGTTGTGACGCTTGTAGAAATACAATAAAAGTATAGTACTTTACTGCAAAAGCAGAACGCCGCACATTATAGCGTTGTTAAATCAACTAATACAAAGGGAATAATATAACATGGCATATACAGCAGGCGATACAATTTTAGATGATCACTACAACACTTTTGTACAAGGTGGCGCTAGTGCAGTAGATCATAATGTTGCAAACGTAAACACCGTATGGGGAACAGTTGCGACTGGTGATAAAGGTTATGGACAATCTGGCAACCTTTCCACAGTAAGTACGGGTTCAACAATTACTGCAACACAATGGGTAAACTTACTTAATCGAGTAAGCACAATTGCCAATCACCAAGGCACTTCAATTACAGCAATCACTAACCCTACTACTGGTGATACTATTAGCGCATATACAGCACTAAGTGGTAACATTACCAGTATTTTTAATAACAGATTAAATTGTGCAGCAAGTGGTACTGATATCACAACAGGCGGCACACGTTCTGGCACCAATACCTGGTATACGCAGCAACAAACAACATATACTGTTACATTTACTAGTGAAACAGCAGCACGTTATTTCTTTAATGCAGGCGGACGTATTGCGTTAACACTAAGTCGTTCAGGTGGTACAACCAATGACAAAAATACCGGATGGTCAAACCTATTAACATCGTGCGGTACATTATATTTTACTGGGGGCGGTGGTACATCGAATGTTAGCATTGCTGGCAGCGCAATATATTCAGGCACAACACGTGTTGGTGGTTCGGGAACCCCTACCACTTATTTAGAAAACACAGGATGGCGTGATTACACCGGAACGTATGTTACACTTTGGCAGAAATATGACTCGACATATCTATATACCACAAACTATGTAACTGTTGAAGCATACAAATCAGCAGCAAATATTTACTATAGAATTACGTTAGTAGACGCAGCAACAGACACAACTACCTTCCCGGATGGTTCAGCATCGGCATTAGATAACGTTGATGGCACCTTAACAGCCACAATGACTATTAAACCACCTGCAACTACGTATATTTCAAACACATGGGGAACTCCAACTATGAGTTCAACTGCATGGTCAGGTAGTTAATAATTCAAGCGTTGCATTGAAATTAGTAAAGGGCTTAACGGCCCTTTACTTTTGACTCAACTTCCTGTATAATAAGTAACACTATGAATACTGAACAACTTGTAGAAACAGTTCGCCGTCGTTTTGATCACGATGCTGCCAAACGTGTGCTTAAAGAAAAGTACGAAGCAAAGATGCTTTTTGCGCATGCTGGCGGAATGTGGCGAGCAGGTCCAGAACTACTAAAAACATTAGATATTTGCTTCGAAGAGGAATGTGTATTATTAGATGAATACGGTAATCCTGTAAAAGTAAATGTTAGAGATTTAGAGCTATTAGCACAACAGCGTTGGCAAGAACAGATGAATGGGTGGCTAAATGAATTTCAAGAACTCGGCCGTCAAAGGTAAGTTTACTCCAAATAATAAAAATAAATTTTTAGGAAAGAAAGATCCAATTTATCGTAGCCTATGGGAACGTAGATTTATGATGTATTGCGATCGGTCTGAAGCTATTAAATTCTGGGACTCGGAAAGTTTTCATATTCCATATATGCATCCTAAAGAAAAGCGTATGCGTAATTATTATCCAGACTTTTATGTAGATTACATTGACAAATATGGCAATCCACGTAAAAAACTAATTGAGATCAAACCACGCTATCAAATGAAGTGGCATGTTAATAAGGCAAAATGGGCAGCAGCAGAAGAATATTGTGTTAATAACAATATGGAATTTCAAGTATTAACTGAACGGGAGTTATTTTGAAAATTAATAAACGTAAATTGTTTAGGTTTTTAGTTGATGTTGCAGATCGTGTCAACATCTGGTTTACATCTAAACTTAACTTAAACCCAAAACGTCGTGTACTAGAAATTCAACAAGATCTACAGACTACAATGAAAGATCTTGATTCTACGATTGGCAAGGCGTTAGAAATTAAATGACTCGTGGTTTTTTAATATTTGCGTTTAACAATGAAGTGATTGATTATTTAGGACATGCTTTGTGGATTGCTGACCGCATTGAATCTATCTTAAAATTGCCAACAAGTATTGTTACCGATGAAGCAAGTGCTAGCACAAAAGAAAACGTCAAACACAATTTAATTTTAACAGAAGCACTAGCAGGACATCAACGTAATTTTAATATACACAAAGATGGAAACGTTGCTGAATGGAAGAATGTTAATCGTTTCCAAGCATTTGACTTGACTCCATATGACGAAACTGTTGTTATCGATTCAGATTATATTGTTAATAGCGAACAGCTACTTGCTCTATTTGAATCTCCTGAAGATTTTTTAGTACATCGTAAACCATACGATATTACAGATAGAAAAAGTTTCCAACCATACGACTTTTTACCTAAATATTATTTCCCACATTACTGGGCAACCGTTATCTTCTTTAGAAAAACAGAGTTCGCTAAAACAATATTTGATACAATTAAAATGATACGTGAGAATTATGCACATTATTCACGTATCTACAAGTTTAGGTCAAGTCCGTTTAGAAATGACTATGTTGTAAGCATTGCATTAGGCATTGTTTACGGACACCGCATCAATGCTATTCCCGAAATTCCCTGGAATATGCCAATGATTAGTGATAATGCAGAGATTAACCAGTTAGATGCTCGTAAGTTTGAGATAGAATATGTTAAGTATAAAAATCATATCGAACGTCCTGTGCGCATCGTAGTTGATGATCATGATATACATTTTTTAAACAAGTTTTCACTGGAGAAGATGATAAATGGTTGAAGCAGAACGCGGCTATTTGATTGTGGCAGAAAATACAAGCGAAGTTGATTATATTGACTGCGCTCGCGCTCTGGCACGTTCTCTAAAGTATCATACTCCGCAAGCAAAAGTGTGCTTGGTAACTTCATCTGAAGTTACTGATCCAGTATTTGACTTTGTAAAGCCATTGCCATATGGAGATCAGGCATCAGATAGCCAGTGGAAACTTAAAAATGATTGGCAAATTTTTACGGCGAGTCCATTTAGGCAAACAATTAAGCTGGAAGCAGATATGATTATTCCGCATAGTATCTGGCACTGGTGGACAATGTTTGAGCACAAAGACGTTGTATTAACAACAGGCGCACGCAATTATTTGAATCAGCGGTCAAATATGCGACATTATCGTAAAATATTTGATTTAAATGGTTTACCTGATGTTTATAACGCCATTACTTATTGGCGCCTAAGTAGAACAGCACAACAGTTCTTTAATTTAGTCAGAAATATTTTTGAAAATTGGCCAGCTTTTCAAGCAACAATCAAAGGTGGAAGTGATGATCCAGGAACAACCGATGTTGTATATGCACTTGCTGCGCAAATTATTGGTGTGGAAAATGTAACATTACCACCATCAGTCAGTTACCCAAGTTTAATTCACATGAAGGGAAAAATTAATGGATTACTACAAGAAGATTGGACACGAGAATTAATTTGGGAATTAGATGGTTCCAATATCAGAATTAACACAGTTGACCAAGAATATCCGTTCCATTATAATATTAAAGAATTTAGTAAAATAGTAAACAAACATTATGACACACTTTTGGGAAGCACTCGATCAGGTTGATCAAAATCAGAAGCTGATTGAATTAGAATATCGCTTGTATTATGATGATCAATCTGGGACTCCTTTATTTTATACTACACAAGACGAACCGGGAGTGTACATTGTGATTGATAAAAAAACATATAATGAATCTCGATATGACATCTGCATAAAAAATAACAAGATTGTGTATATCAGACACGAATCGATTGGAAAACTGGTTCCTGGAGACAGTGGTTTTCCAACACATCCCAAAGATGTGACCATTGTATCAAACACAACTAAATCAATATACTGGAAGAACAAAACATATGAACTTATTGATATCGCCGATTTGGACGTCGTATACCTGAGCTATGACGAGCCACAGAAAGAAGAATTTTGGGTAAAAATTAAAAACATGGTGCCCTGGGCAGTTCGTGTTGACGGAGTAAAAGGATCAGATGCAGCACACAAAGCAGCAGCAGAAGCAAGCACAACAGAACGTTTTGTGCTTATTGATGGTGACAATTTGCCAAACCCAGAATTTTTCAATCTGCAATTGGAAATGAAAACACCTGAATATGAGAAAGCTGTATTTCGTTGGAGGGCAGTTAATCATATTAATGGACTCATGTACGGTAACGGTGGACTAAGTTGCTGGACACGTGAGTTTATTATGAATATGAAAACTCACGAAGCATCTGACGGTTCTGCTGATACAAATGTTGAGTTTTGTTTTGATCCATTGTATTGGCCAATGCACGACTGTTATTCTACAACATACCCAAATGGATCAGCATTTCATGCTTGGAGAGCAGGCTTTAGAGAAGGTGTTAAAATGTGTTTAGACCGCGGACGCAAACCAACAGAAACAGAATTTAAAGATGCTGTTCACAAGCGTAACATGGATCATTTAACGGTATGGCAGAACGTTGGTCGTGATGTAGAGTTTGGCGAATATGCCATTCTTGGCGCAAGAATGGGAACGTGCATGACTATGCTTTCGGATTGGGATCATACTGAAGTACAGTGGTTTGACAATTTAGAGCGTATTTTCGACGAACAAGTACACACAGATCAAATTGCAGAACAAAGCGAATATTATGGACATGCATTGCAAGAACGTTTAGACTTGCCTGTTATGTATATGGACGAAACAACAAGTAAATTCTTCAAACACCATTATCGTAGTAACTGGTACAACATGGGCGCCACTGTGCGCGAAATAGATGTTATCCATTGATGACAGGAAATAAAAATTATTATGCTCCTACAACAATTGACTAATTACATCGAAACATATAAAATGAGAAAACTTTAATGTCATATTCAGTATATCAACACTGGGATCCTTTGAAATATTGCATGGTAGGGAAGACTTACCCACCAGAGTTTTATTCTTGGATTGAAAATACCCAAACACGGGGTATTTTTGAAAAATTAGCAGAAGAAACAGAAGAAGATTACCAAAACTTAATTAAATTACTAGAAGGCAAGTTCGGTGTACGAACTGTGCGTCCAGAATTTCCAGAAAATATGAATGAACTTTATATTGATGGTAAGTGGGTGCAGCCACCGACCGCACCTCGTGATTACTTTATCATGATTGGGGACAAATTTTGGGTACCCAAAATACCCAATGGCAGTCATGCCTGGTCAGTTTTTTACAGACAAAATAAACAAGAATACTGGCCAGATTATGTTCGTCCATTAGATTTCTATAATGACTGGCCACAATTTGCTGATGAAGTCCGTGCGAAATTTGAACAATTTCAAAAATTTGATCAGAATCATCTGGATGCCAAATTAAAATTCTATGATCATATTTTTGATGATTTAAGAAATAACAGTAATACTATTGAGTATACTGATCTAGATTTTATCAATGGATGCTTTGTTAGCCGACTGGGACAAGACTTGATGTTTGCAACACAAACATTTCATGATGATAAGAAAACATTGCTCGATCAGGTTAACGAGTATTTCCCTAATACCACTAATAAGATCGTAAATGCAGGTGGTCACGGTGACGCTGTATATTGTCCAGTAACACCTGGTTTAATTATTAGTTTACATGATATTCCAACATATAAAGATACCTTCCCAGATTGGGAAGTTGTATATTTGCCAGATTCAAATTACGCTCATATGCGTGAATTTGAATTTTCAATGAAGCGCAATAAAGGTCGTTGGTTCTTTCCAGGTTTTGAAAAAGATCCTAACATGACAGCAATGGTAGACCATTATTTTGATGAATGGGTTGGGGAAGTACATGAAACTGTATTTGATGTAAACATGCTAGTGATAGATCAAAAGAATGTAATTGTATCAGCACATAATGACCAAGTTGAAGAGGCATGCGCAAGACACGGAGTTGAGGTCCATGTATCGCCATTTAGACACAAATATTTTTGGGATGCTGGTATTCACTGTATTACGAATGATTTACATCGTGATGGATCAGGCCCCAACAAATATCTCTGATATACCATTATGCAAAACAAAGGTGATGAGGTAGACAAGGATTTTAAATCAAAGTTCTTATCTGATGCTGAAATAGCACAACAAAAGCTAGATACTGTGAGTCCGAGCTTTTGTTTGGCTAAATGGAAACAAGTTTCATTACATCTAACTAATGGCATGAATAACTCATGTTATCATCCGCCATTGCATAAAATTCCTGTAGATGAACTTACTGGAAATCCCAGTAAGTTGCATAACACCGATTATAAAAAACTACAACGCAAACACATGATGGAGGGGAGGAGACCCGAGGAGTGCTTTTATTGCTGGGCAATGGAAGACAACGGAAAACTTTCTGATAGACACTACCGTTCGGGAGAACCGTGGGCTATTGAAAAGTTTGATGAGGTTGTGTCTGACCCAATGGCAGACACTAATCCTGCGTATGTTGAAGTGAACTTCAACTCTGCTTGTAATTTAGAGTGTAGTTATTGTTCACCTCAATTTAGCAGCTCGTGGATGCGTCAAGCAAAAGAATATGGCGCCTATCCTACAAGCCAACCGCACAACGATCCTGCTTATTTCCAAGGCGACCGTAGACCTATTCCGCATTCTGAATATAACCCGTATGTAGAAGCATTCTGGGAATGGTGGCCAGAATTATATAAAGACCTAAAACACTTCCGTATGACTGGTGGCGAACCTTTAATGGATAAAAATACATATCGCGTATTTGATTATGTATTAGAAAATCCAAAACCTGACTTGCATATTAACGTGACATCTAACTTATCTGTAGAACAGAAACTATGGAACAAGTATCTAGATTATGTTAAGCGTATTTGCAATGATGGCGAAAATGTTGAGCATTTTATGCAGTACGTGTCACTTGACGGATTCGGAAAGCAAGCAGAATATATGCGAGCAGGGCTAAATTTTGATTTAATGTGGGATCGGGTTAATCAATTTTTAACAGAAGTACCGTATAGAAGTAGTCTAACGTTTATCATCACTATGAATAACTTATCGATTACCAGTCTGGATAAACTCATTCCTGCTATACACGGATTAAGGCAGGTTTACTCAGACACATATCAGCGTGTGTGGTTTGATACCCCTGTATTACACACGCCCAATTGGCAAAGTATGCGTTTACTCCCAGATATGTATGCAGATAGATTGGAAGAATTGATGACCTGGATGATCGAGCATTGTGAAACTCCAGATACACGGTTTAAAGGGTTTAAAGATTACGAAATTAATCGAATGGATAGAGATATCGCATGGATGCGCCAGCCTGCTGAAAATCTAGAACAAAATAAGGCAGATTTTTATCGTTTCTTCAACGAATACGACAGACGACACGAGTTTAATTTTTTGAAAACTTTTCCAGAAATGTCTACCTGGTGGAACGAGTGCAAATATTTTGCACAACAATCACAGTCTAATTAAGTAAAACATATGAGTAAATTGCGTAAACCAGGTCGAGAAACGGATCTTGAAATTAAAAAATGGATAGATGAGTTCAGTACAAGTTTTTGTGCGGCTAAATGGTATAATGCTACCATTTGGTTAGGATCTGGTATGACCACGAGTTGTCATCATCCACTTCCGCATCATGTGAGTGTTGATGAAGTAACTGCTAATCCGAAGGCGCTACACAATACACGCAAAAAGAAAGATGAACGCCGTATGATGCAGCATTCAGAACGTCCGGCGGGTTGTGAATATTGCTGGAAAATTGAAGATATCGGCCGCGACAACATTTCAGATCGTGTTTATAAAACTGTGATCTACGATGAGTGGGATGTTGTTACAGCAATGGCAGCAAATCCTGAAACAGATATTGACTTAAAAACATTAGAAATTGCATTTGACAGGACGTGTCAATTTTCGTGTTCATACTGCAATCCAGCATTCAGTACAAGTTGGGTAACGGATTTGAAAAAGAACGGACCTTACACAGATCTAATATCAGATGGGCGTAACCATTTCACCCACACACACGATTCAGCACAGTTGTTTAAACCCAAAGAAGAAAATCCCTACGTAGAAGCATTCTTTAAATGGTGGGAATCGGACTTACATAAAACGTTACAAGAATTACGATTAACTGGTGGCGAGCCAATGATGAGCCCGCATACTATGCGACTCATTGATTGGTATATTAATAATGAATCAGAAGTGTCGTTTGCACTTAACTCTAATCTTGGAATCGAAGATGAAAAGATTGATAAGTTAATTGAAGCAAGTCACAACATTAAAGATTTCCAGTTATACACGTCGCAAGAAAGCATGAGTGCTCATGCAGAATATATACGTGATGGGTTAAATTGGGAACAATGGGAGCGTAACGTACATCGTGTTATTACAGAAGGTAGCGTAAATGGATTTCATGTTATGTGTACTATTAATGCGTTGTGTTTAGAATCATTGACTGAGTTTTTGGATTGGATGTTAGAATTAAAAAAGCAATACGGAAAAAATTATCCAACTTTCACATTAAACATATTACGTTTTCCGAGTTTTCAGTCACCGTTGGTGTTGCCAGAAGATCTACGTATGGATTATGCAGATAAATTAGACACTTGGTTAGAAGAACACGCATATAAAAACATACTGTTGCACGAAATGGAAATTAACCAAGTACAGCGGTTAATTGATTATCTGGATGTAGTTAAGACACCGCATTCGGACACATTTGATATGTCAGCATTACACAACGATTTTAAGAAATTTTATGCACAGTATGATCGTCGACGTGGAAAGAGTATAACTGATACATTTGCACACATTGGAGCATGGTATAATGATTTATGAAATTGAGTTGAGTTATTGGATGAACGAAACATACCAACGTTCCCAGCAAAAATTTGAACAACAATTGCGAGAAATTTACAAAGAAGTATACCAGCCTGAAGAAAGAATTATTTTGAAACATACTGGGGATATGTATGTTAAAAAGTCTAATCTTGGACTAGTGTTGCGTAATATACAAACAATTCTTAACGAAGTTGATATCAGCAATGCGTTCGTCATAATAGAATCAACAAATACACATATTGCACATGAATTAACATTATTACAACAAATTAGTCATGATCCAGTGCCAATTTCTTACAAAATTGTAGATGGTGATTTTGAAAGAAAAATTTTACAACTGCATCCATCTAGTAAAAAAGAAGCATACGCATATGGATCAATCAATCCTTTGAAAATTTCACTTGAAAATATTTCTGATAAAGAAAAATATTTACTTACTGATAGCAAAGTATTTTGCATATATCCTTGGATTCATTTACATGCTTATCCAACTGGAGAGGCCATGCCATGTTGTATGGCAGACCCAGCAGGAACAGTAGGAAATTGCAGAGACAATACACTGGAGGAAATTTGGAATTCAAACGCAATGAAAGAATTACGTTTGAACATGTTACGTGATAAAGAAAGTGTTGCTTGCTCCAGATGTTATGAAGAAGAGGGTTATGGCTTCTTTTCTGGAAGACAGAGTGCAAATAAGCATCACGGACATCTAATCGAACGTGTTTTAGAAACACAACCAGATGGAACGTACGAGAAATTTGAACTGGCATATTGGGATATACGATTTAGTAATTTGTGTAATTTGAAATGCCGTAGCTGTGGTCATATTTTCAGTAGTCAATGGTACAAGGATCAAGCCCTTTTGGCAGGTCCAGAATGGGCAAGCAATAATAAACCAAAAGTATATGCTGGTCGTTACGAGACAGACATGCTCGAACAATTGTTAGAACATATTGATTGCGTAGAACAGATTTATTTTGCGGGAGGCGAGCCTCTGGTCATGGAAGAACATTATATTATACTTGACGAACTTATTAAACGCAATATGACTGATGTTAGGTTAATATATAATACAAATTTCACACAAGTCAAACTCAAAGACAAGCATGCGTTTGAACAATGGCAACATTTTTCGAACGTTGCTGTCGGTGCAAGTCTTGATGGAATGGGAAAACATGCAGAATATATTCGTTCAGGAACAAAGTGGCAAGATGTAGAACAGAATAGACAATTAATGATGGAAATGTGTCCCCATGTAGATTTTTATGTTAGTCCTACATTAAGCATTATGAATGCATTACACATCACAGATTTTCATAAAAATTGGGTAGAAAAAGGATTTATTAAGCCACAAGATTTTAATGTTAACATTTTGCAAGATCCTCTGTTCTACCGAATTGATATTGCTACTCCTGCATATAAAGAAAAAATAAGAAAATCGTTCGTGGCACATCTGGAATGGTTAGAGCCTAATGATCATTTACGTAGGGCAACCAATGGATTCATGTCAGCAATAAACATGCTATCGTGTGATAAAACTTATTTGTTACAAAAGTTTTGGGATAAAACACATCAACTGGATGTCATACGTAAAGAAAATATTTTAGATCATATTCCTGAGTTAGAGGCATTATTGTTAAATGAATAATAACGTACTCAAACATATCAGCGAAGATTATAATGTTGTTTTTGCCTGTGTTGTTGATGCAAATATTAGACGTTTGAATTCTATTGTTAAACAAAGCCGCAAAGATTATTATGGTCCTACCGACAGGTTAGTGTTTTTCATACCAGAAGAAAAATATGAAATATCTGATTATGGTGATCATTTGTCCAGAATACAAGAAGCACTAAACATAGCAGATATAAGTAATTGTTTTGTGATAATAGTAAGCAACAGTGCTAACATCGCACAGGAAATTATTGATGTTACACGTGTGATTAGTTATGATCCGACGCCAATGAATTATTTTAAAGATAACAAGATTGTATCGGGCCATCCTTTACAAAAAAAGACATTACACTGCCACGACAAATACAATTTCCCTAACAGTGATGCGTTTTGCGTTTTTCCTTGGATTGGTATAGTGATCACCAGGGATGGAAAATTTCAGGTTTGCTGCGGATCCAATGATACCATTGGGAATTTTAATATACATGAGCATTCTTTAAATGAAGTTTTAGATTCAGATTATATGATGAATTTAAGACAACAATTTGTACAAGGCAAAAAACCGATCGCGTGTTCAAAATGTTGGGATGATGAGCAAAATGGTAAGCCAAGCAAACGATCAGATACTCTGGATAGTGTAGTAACGTATGAAGATATATTATTGGGATCTCGATGGACCAAAGAAAAAAACCAATTGCATATTTTGGATTTAAAATATCACGAAAAGGTTAACTGGGATGAATATCTGAATGGACATCTGGATCATGTTCGGGTTATCGAATTTAGAGGACATGGCAATATTGATATTATTAAAAAAATAATTCAATTGGGCATTGCGTCTGATGTCAAGATTGTTTATAATAGAGTAGAAAGTCTATCAGATGAAGAAAAATCTCTATGGATTTATTTCAAAGAAATAATAGGTGCGAAACCATGAATCTACCACATAACAAATTTTGCATATTGCCTTGGATTAGTTTAGAAACTAGCCCGATTGGAACTGTACGCCCGTGTTGTATGTATGATGGAGAGGTAGTTGACAGCCAATCTGTTAAGTTTGATTTAACTAAAACTAATTTAACAGAAGTACAAAATTCTGAGTATATGTATCAATTGCGAACCGCATTTTTAGAAGGTAAACAGCCTGCAGAATGCCGACGTTGCTGGGCAGAAGAGGACGCCAACAGAACGTCTAAGCGTATGCATACGTTAGACAGATTAAAGGATATACTTAAAGAAGAAACAGAGTGGTCCACTCATCCTAAACCTCTAAAGTTTCTAGATTTAAAATTAGGAAACATTTGTAACATCGCTTGCCGCATTTGCGGATCGTGGAGTTCTTCAACTTACGCTGGCGAAGAACTAAAAGAACTGCCTGTGGCAAAACGCAAAGAAAGTTTTGCTTACACAATGAATCGCAAAGGTGCTTGGCCTAAAAATAGTTTAACATTTTGGGATAGTCTTGCCAACAATTCAGAGAATATTCGTTACTTGGAATTCACTGGCGGCGAACCATTTATGATCGGACCTCATTTTGATTACTTACAACGATTAGTTGACGAAGGATATGCTAAAGACATTGAAATTCATTACAACACAAATGGTACGTTGTTTCCAGAAGAGCACGAAGTCTGGAAGCATTTTAAACATGTTGAGATCGCACTTTCAATCGATGATCTAGGAAGACGTTTTGAATATCAACGTTATGGTGCAGATTGGAAGACAGTTAATAAAAACTTAGACCAATTTAAAAAGCTGCGTGAGCGTTCAGACAATATAACATTACAAGTCTGTTCTACTGTTAATGTCTTTAATGTAATGTATTTAGAAGAACTTGCTAATTGGATTGATATACAAGGGTTTGACTTTGTATATTGGAACATGTTGCATGACGCACCGCAGCATTGTATTACAAGTCTACCAAAAACAGCAAAACTACGTGCAACAGAAAGACTTTTAAGTGCCAATGTAAATTCTAGTCACTATAAAGAATTTAAACAAATTGCGTTTTTTATGAATAGCAAGGATACTGATCCAGAAGTTCTGCGCAAAGATAGTCTGCGTATGGATAAACGTAGAGGGCAGTCTATGCACGATTACTTGCCGGAGTTAGCAGATTGCTTGTATGAGAAAGCCTGATACAAAACCAGAATTCCTGTGTATGGCGCCTTGGACGCACACATATCTATCGCCACAAACAGAGCGCCGTCTCTGTTGTGCATCCAGAGAACCCGCACAAAACTTTACACAATATATTGATATTGAATCAGGCACTGGTGATTACAAACCACGCACACTTGAAGAACACTGGAACTCTAAACAGATACGTGATGTGCGTGTTCAGATGATGAATGGAGAAATACCTGATGAATGTCAGGTATGCAATCATAAGTTATTGAACACAGACGTGTATCGTAGTTATTTTTGGCATTTAACATCTCATCATTACGATCGTATCTGGGAAACCACAGACGAATCGGGTCACACCACAATGCGTCCTGTTTCCTGGGACTATCGTATATCTAATTTGTGTAACTTCAAATGCCGTATGTGTGGAGATATGCTTTCTAGTTCTTGGGAATCAGAACAACGCAAGCACAATATGATTAACTGGAATGACCCCAAAAACAACTGGATGAAGCCAGATATCAAAAAACAAATTCAACAATTCCAGACCGAAACTGCCGCACAGGAGTTATATGATGCCGTTGAAGAAAACCGTGTAGAAGAAATATACTGGGTGGGCGGCGAGCCACTTATGTTTGAAGAACATTGGCGTGTAATGCAACGCATTGTAGAATTAAACCAAGGTCATCGTGTATATGCACGTTATAACACAAACTTATCTCAAGTTGACTACAAAGGGCTGAACTTATACACAGATATTTTGGCACATTTGCGTGATTGGCAAATTTGTGCAAGTATTGATGGCACAGGCAAAGTTGGAGAATATATTCGTACAGGACTAAAGTGGGATCAATGGCTGCAAAATTACAAAGATGCGCAAGCAATACAAACCAATGACCGTCAGATGCGACTGGACTTTACTTTAACATTGCCAGGACTTTTTGAACTAGAAAATATGTTCTGGCTATCTAAGGAATTAAATACACAGTTACTTGCAAAGGTTACCTTTGCATTTAGCCCGGACATTGTAATGAGTCCTCTCTCTTTGCCAAGACACATATTAGGACCGTATGTTTCTTCTGTGTTAGAACGGATCAAACCGCACGCCGACAAACATCAACAGCCGTTGATTGATGTTCTAGAACAACTACTAAATAGGCCCACACTTGCAGAGCAGTGGATAGATGAATATGCGGATGGTATGCGCAAGGGCAAAGAAAGAATTTTAACTCTGGAAAGCATCAGATCACAACCAATTACGATGGACGAAATATTAAAACAGGATATAAGAATATATGAGTGGTGGCAAAATATTAGATAGCGTTGAAATAAAATTACGTAATTATACTACCGGACAATTCCATTCTGTGTTTTTTGATGTGTATGACAACAGCCTGTCTCGTAAATGGTTAGATGCATTTAATAACATACTGAACAATAACCTACATTTAGAAAAAAATTATTGCTTTTTTGGGTTTGCTGATGGTGATCGTAACGGAAACTTCTTAATTGACAAAATTAATCAGGTAATCGAATATATTAATAATAGCAATATTGGATATAAGATTGATGATCACTTCACATTAAGCAATTCACTAACAACTGAAATTTCAGAAAATGATGGAAAAGAAAGAATTGTGGTTGATCACGATCATTTCAATCGACTGCATTTATATTTTGAAGAACTTCAGGGAACTGCACAAGAACCATCACCATATGCGTTAAAGGCCAATGACGAACAACGATGGTATATAAGACAAACCAATCTATTATGTCATGAATTTGAATCTTGGGCACTGAGTTACGGCAAAAAATTCCATATGCCTGAATGGATGCGTCCCAGTCAACTCATGTGCTGGATTAATGCACCCAGATTTGAACTAGATGAGAATGATTTTGATTTATTTGGTATTGATACCATTTCCAGGCCATTGGGTGGTGTATTTGTGGGCGTCAACAAGGCAGTAGGAAAACATCACTGGGAAGTTTTTAATGACGAAGGCAGAGATTCCCGGGTTGGTGAGCTAGTGTCAACCACCCTCAGAGGACAAACGCTTGCTGCTGGTGATTTCGATATTGAATGGGCCAGAGATCCAAGCCATTTCGAATTTATGCAGAAAAAACTACAGGATTTTAGACAGTGGTTAATAGTTAATGGATTTGATCCTGATGATAAAACACTGACTATCGGACACCCACAAATCGGTCAGGTTGATTTACAAAAAAGTTTTAATAGCACAGATTATCAGGATATCTGGAACACTCTCTATAAGTATTTGGACGTATATAGTATTCGTACATCAGATGCTTATGCTGAATATGATTATCACTGGAGCGATCCAGATTTTGTGCAAAGACAGATAGAAGCAATAGGAAAACATTAATGAATATTTTTAAACGACTCTGGAACAAGATTAAACTCGAAATCCGTTACAGAAAGAAACTAAAAGAATTACGTAAGCGCGATCCATTTATCTACAAATGAGTATAGCAATCGCAGGATACGGATTTGTTGGGCATGCTGTTGCTGCTAAGTTTAGCAAGCACATGGACATTATTGTTGTTGATCCTAAAATTGGACTAGAAACCGTAGAGGATTATAACGATGTCGACGGGGTTATTATTTGCGTTAACACACCAAGTGCTGCTGATGGATCGTGCGATTATTCGCATGTAGCACAAGTGTTAACAACCATAGACAGTACTATTCCGGTTGTGATTAAATCAGCAGTTGATGTTAAAGGCGTACTAGATCTAAAACAACAATTTCCCAATCATGAAATCACATATAGCCCAGAGTTTCTTCGCGCTGAAACAGCAGACAGAGATTTTGCTACGCAAGATTATGTTATTCTAGGTGGCGGCAATCAAGATTTTTGGCTTGATATATGGACACTAGCATTTCCGTATATTGAAGCACACTTAATCACCGACATTGAAGCAAGTCTAGTTAAATATGCTGAAAATAGTTTCTTAGCAACTAAAGTAAGTTTCTTTAA